ATAACCTACCTTTAATGATAAAGTTAGCTAATACTAATCTATTTTAAAGGTAAATCAATGACATACGCACGAATTGATACAAATCATAAAGAAATAGTGACGGCATTAAGACAGGCTGGTGCTTCAGTCGTATCTTTAGCGGCAATGAAGCATGGGTGTCCTGACATTTTAGTGGGATTCGGTAACGAAACCATGCTTATGGAAATCAAGCGCGATGCTAAAGCTAAATTCACACCTGACCAACTAGATTTTATGAGTAAATGGAAAGGTGGCCCTATCAGTCGGGTAGATAGCGTAGATGCTGCCATTCGCGCACTGGGAGTAATCCAGCGTGTTAAATAAATACTTTCACAAGTTTGAAAAAGCATTATCCAAAGAATTTTGCGAATATGTAATTAATTCAATTACTTGGAACAAAACCGAAGCTGCCAAAGTAAATCGCATAAATCAAGGCGAAATAGACCCAAAAGCTAGGATTACTGATATTTACTGGGAAGAACTTTTATCTCCTATAGGATGTGTAGTCCAATCTTATATTATTGAAGCTAATAAAAACTGGGGATATGACATCCAGCGATTAGAAAAAGTACAAATGTCCCAGTATCAGCAAGGCGGTCATTATGGTTGGCACATGGATTCCAAAGTCCCTGTAAACAATGAGCAACGAAAACTGTCAATTAGCATATTGCTTAATGATAATTTTGAGGGCGGTGGATTAGAAATAGAATCAAATAAAGACGAAAATGTATTAAAATATCAAGGAGATATAGTGGTATTCCCGTCTTTTTTACAGCATAGAGTGTTATCTGTAACGGCTGGAACTCGATATACGGCAGTTTCTTGGGCTTATGGCCCTACATTTAGGTGAGATTATGGAAAAATCGATGGCGTTGTTTTTAGCAACCTTGCTTCATTCGGGTACAAATACCCATTTTTTCCATTGGGCTACCAAATCCTATGCAAAACACAAGACTTTAGGCAAGTTCTACGAAAACATCATTGAATTGACTGACCAGCTTGCCGAAACCTATTTTGGTGTTTATGGTCAGATTACTGAATTCCCAAGCACATACCATATGCCTAAAGAACCATTGGCATACTTACAGTCATTACAAGCGTTCGTAAAAGAAGCCCGCGCTAATTTACCTCAAGATTCAGAGATCGTTCAACTTATCGATAATATCGCCCAAGAGATCGATACCACCATCTACTTACTCAAATTCAAAGGATAAATCATGCCATTAGATCGTTCAGGTTCAAAGGCCGCCGTAGGTAATAACATAAAAGCAGAAGAAGCTGCTGGTAAACCACCAAAACAAGCACTTGCAATCGCTTTAAATGTTCAGCGTGACAATGCTAAAGGTAGCCGCAAAGCCCTTTTGGAAGCCGCTTATAAGAAACATATGAAGTCAAAAGAAGAAGAAGGCGAATCTAAAGCTGAAACCAAAAAAGCTGAAATGAAGGAGATGGCATGAGCAACTGGATAGCTGGCGCAATTAAGCACAAGGGCGCGTTAAAGAAAGAACTTGGCGTACCTGAAGATAAAACCATTCCTAAAGGCAAGCTTGAAAAAGCCGCTGAAGCTAAAGGTAAAGAAGGCCGCCGCGCTAGATTGGCTTTGGAATTAGAGAAGTTTGCTAAAAAATGAAAAACGGTCTTTACGCTAATATCCACGCCAAACAAGAGCGTATTAAACATAATTCAGGCGAGCATATGCGTAAAGCTGGTTCAAAGGGCGCGCCAACAGCTAAAGACTTTAAAGAATCAGCTAAAACCCGTAAAGAAGTCATTACTGACAAAATGAAGGATATGTAATGGAACATATGAACCGCAAATACAAAAAAGAAAACGCGTTATTGCGTGAGCATAAAGAATCTAGCTATGAGAAGAACCTAAGACTTCGTTTAGAGCGTAGAGCCGTTATCGCTAACAAATTGAAAGATTTGGATAAAGAAGTCAAATAATGGCTGATTACGCTACAGACTTATTATCCCAAGCTACAGAAGTTTATCCTTTTGTTGCAAGGCACAATCCTATGGTAGTGGTAAATCCTGCCGAAAATAGAGGATTTGCTGAAACTTACCCAGTAGGCGAAACTGGCGCACCATTACCTGAAGGTGGCTTTAACAAGCATCAATCATTACCAATTGATAGGGTAGGCGTAGAGGTATTTAAACCTAATCAGTTTACACACCATGATTTAGCCGCAGAAATGCTACATATTGATCCTATGGCCAATCAAACTAGAGAAGCATTAGTAAAGTCTTGGACACCTAATCAGCTTAAAACTCTTAAAGAACACGCATTAGACTATCAAGCCACATTAGATGAAGGCAGACCTGAAGCAGATGCTATTAAAAATGCTACTGATTCTGCATTGCGTGGATATACAGTAGGTCAATGGCCTGAAGAAATAAACAAAGCATTGGCATATAGTCCTGACCAGCTAAAAACTCTTGATTCATTAAAATCATATATGGCTACTCCATTAAGCCGTAAAGAGTTAATACAACAACAAATTGACAAAATAGAGTAGAATTAACCTATCTTAATCAACCACTTGGGTAAGGTATGAGTAATAAACTGTCGAAATCTGTAGAAGGCAATCTAAATAGAGCAGGTAGACCTAAAGGCGTAGGCAACAAGTCCACAGGAATGGCTCGTGAGGCGATTGCTAAGTTCGTTGATGGTAATGCACCTGCAATGCAAGGATGGCTTGAGAGCGTCGCTTATGGCATCCAAGCACAAGATAAAGAAGGTAACCCTAAATTCAGTACAGAGGGTAATCCTGTATTTATAGTGCCACCTAATCCTGAAAAAGCTTTTGGTATGTTGCAAAGCGTCATGGAATACCATCTCCCTAAATTAGCCCGTAGTGAACACATTGGTGACGAAACTAAACCTATAACCCACATTTACAAGTGGCAAGATGAGTGATGTAGTAGTTCACGAATTCGAATACAAAGCACGGGAAGCATTTAAAGCCTTTCACAACCGTAAAGAGCGTTGGGCGGTACTTGTATGCCATCGCCGTGCTGGTAAAACAGTAGCATCGATTAATGACCTGATTAGACGGGCTATTAAAGAAGGCAAGCCTGATGGACGCTATTTTTATCTTTGTCCGCTATACAGTCAGGCTAAATCCGTAGCTTGGGACTACTTATTACGCTTTGCTGCACCTGCGTTAGATAAAGCCAATCAATCAGAATTATGGGTGCAACTGCACAATGGAGCTAAGATTCGGCTATTTGGTGCTGATTCTCCTGATTCTTTGCGCGGAAACTACTGTGACGGGATCGTACTTGACGAATTTGCTGATATGAAGCCTAGAGTATGGGGCGAGATTATCCGTCCTGCATTAGCTGATAGAAGTGGATGGGCTACATTTATTGGTACACCAAAGGGTCATAACGGCTTTTATGAGATATTTAAGAACGCTGAGAATAACCCTGACTGGTATTCCAAGACGCTAAGAGCAGACCAATCAGGACTATTGCCACAGGCTGAATTAGAAGATGCCCAGCGCATGATGTCAGACAATCAATACGAGGCTGAGTTCTTATGCTCATTTGAAGCAGCCATATTAGGGGCATATTATGGACAAGAGATGCGTAGGATTACGGATTTGGATAGGATTACTACTGTCGATTACGACCCTATGTTTCCTTGCCACACTGCTTGGGATTTGGGTTTCAATGATTCAACCTCAATATGGTGGTTTCAGGTGGTCTATGGGGAGATACGGGTACTCGACCATCATTCATCAAATGGACAAGCCGTGCCATTCTATACAGGATTGCTGGCTCAAAAAGAAGATGAATTCGGGTATAAATATGGATACCATTATCTGCCCCATGACGCTCGCGCAAAAACAATGGCTTCAGGTGGTAAGAGCATAATCGAACAATTTGCGACAAAAATCGACATAAAACATCTAAAAATTGTCCCAAACCTATCACTTCAGGACGGAATTCAAGCAACAAGGCTTGCATTAACTCGCTGTTGGTTCGATAATAGATGCGAAGAAGGTATCGAATGTTTGCGTCAATATCAAAGGGAATGGGATGATGATAAAAAAGTATTTCGGGATCGCCCAAAACATGATTGGACAAGTCACTCTGCCGATGCTTTCCGTTATCTTTCAATCGTATGGAAAGATGAAGAAACTCCTATCCTCAATGACACAAGAGTTACAGGACTTCATGTCGGCCAAACGGATGTCAGCCTAAACGAATTATGGAAACAAACCCCCAAATCAACTTTTAAAAGGATTTAATCATGTCAGGCGTTAATCAACCATTTGGTACATTTTACGAAACTGTAGCTGCTTCACAAACTGCACAAGTATTAGGCGTTACTGGCGGTGCTGGTGATACTTTAATGCGTTTAGTAGTTACTGTAGGTGTTTCGCTTACAGGAACAGTAGCATTATTAGACGGTGCAACTTCCTATCCATTACTTCCAGCAAGTCTACCTGTAGGCGTTTATTCTATTGAAATCAACGCTGTATCTGTCAATGGCCCATGGAAAATTACTACTGGTGCTGGCGCAACTGTAATGGCAGTAGGCAACTTTTCATAAGGATTTATATGGATCATACATACCAAGATTGGTATACCACTATTGCTGGCTATGAGCGTAGCTTTAAAGAGTGGGAAGGCCGCACAGATAGAATCATCAAACGATATAGAGATGACAGCCGCACTAGGAATAACCCTAATGCCAAGTTCAACATCCTATGGAGCAATGTACAAACCATTACCCCAGCTATCTTTGCAAGACTTCCGCGCCCTGATGTCAGCCGTAGATTTAGGGACAATGATCCAATAGGTCGTGTAGCTTCAATGATGCTTGAAAGAGCATTGGAGTATGAGATTGAGCATTATGGTGACTACAAATCAGCAATGAACGCTTCTGTCCAAGACCGTCTATTAGGTGGTCGCGGTACAAGCTGGGTTCGTTACGAGCCACATATTGTTGGTAAAGCTAAAGAAGATGAGATGGAAGGTGCTGATGTACCTGAAGATGGTTTTGAAATCACTAGCAATACAGATGAAGCAGAAACCGAAGGCGGTATATACCAAGAGAACGAAGAACGCATTGAGTACGAGTGCGCTCCAGTAGATTATGTCTATTGGCGTGACTTTGGACACACAATTGCCCGTACATGGGAAGAAGTAACCGCAGTATGGCGTAAAGTCTATATGGGTAGACCAGCCCTTGTTGAACGCTTTGGCGAAGAACTTGGCGGTCAGATTCCATTAGATACAAAGCCTGATAATACAAAGACTTACAACGAAAAGATGGGCGAAGGCGCGTCCGAAGCTTGTATATACGAAATATGGGATAAGACTACAGGTGATGTCATTTGGCTATCCAAGTCAATGAGCAAAATCCTTGATACAAGACCTGACCCACTGGAATTAGAGAACTTTTGGCCTTGTCCTAAACCTTTATATGCAACATTGACCAGCGATAAGCTTGAACCTATCCCTGATTTTGTTCTATATCAAGACCAAGCTAGACAGTTAGACACATTGGCTGACCGTATCGATGGCTTCATTCAAGCTTTGAAAGTACGGGGAGTTTATGACGCTTCCGAACCAAGTCTTGCCCGTTTATTCTCCGAAGGCGAAAACAATACATTGATCCCAGTCAAGAACTGGAACGCTTTTGCTGAAAAACAAGGCATGGCTGGAGCTATTAACCTTGTAGACATCGCGCCAATCGCTCAAGCTTTAACTATGTCTTATCAGGCTATGGAGCAAGTTAAGGGTCAAATCTACGAGATTATGGGTATTGCCGATATTCAGCGTGGACAGACTGATCCTAACGAAACCCTTGGCGCACAAATTATCAAGTCAAATAATGCTGCTGGTCGTTTAAAGACTATGCAACACGCAGTCGTAGACTTTGCTACAAGCTTGTTATCTATCAAAGCTCAAATCATTTGCAATCACTTCACTGATGACACAATTATCAAGATTTCGGGCGCGATGCAGTTAAGCGATACAGATAAACAGTACATTCAACCTGCTTTAGCCTTATTGCGTGACGAATGTGCCAAGAACTTCCGTATCGAAGTAACCAGCGATTCCATGATTTTCCAAGATGAGCAAGCTGAAAAGCAAAATCGTATGGAATTCTTACAGTCAATTGGTAGCTTTATGCAACAAGTAGTCCCAGCTGCTCAAGCCGTACCTGAAATGACCCCGATGCTCATGGAGATGGTTAAGTTTGCCGTTACAGCCTTTAAAGCTGGCAAAGGACTTGAGGGAATCATTGACGAAACGGCTGATAAATTCCGAGAACAAGCTAAACAAGCTGAAGGACAGCCTAAGAAGCCTACTCCTGAAGAACAAAAATTGCAGATGACTATGCAGATTGAACAAGCCAAGATGCAAGCGGCTCAACAAGAAGCACAACAAACTGCCCAGCTTGAACAACAGAAAATGCAAATGCAGATGGAACTTGAGAAGGCCAAGCAAGAATATCAAGCCCAAGAGAACCAGCTTAAATTCCAATTGGAAGATCAGCGCAACCGCGCTCAAGCCGAAATGGATTTAAAAGTGGCTCAAATGAAGATGATGACCGAACGCAATACTCAGGTCTTATTGGCTCATATTAATAATGGCGCAAAGATTGAAGTAGCTAGAATTGGTGCTTCCGAAGATACAGGTGAGCAAGCCTATATGTCAGAAGAAGAAGCCGCAAGTGCTATGGAACATCCTTTAGCTCCTATTGCTAATGCTATTGGTCAAAGCAATGCTCAAATGACGCAAGCCATTACATCGTTAGTTGATACAATCAATCAGCAAAATAATCGCCCTAAAACTGTAGTACGAGGTGCAGACGGTAAAATCATCGGAGTTCAATAAATATGGCTATTACAGTCAAGCATAAGTTTGTAAGTGCCATTCCTGATGCTGGTGATCCCACGATTGTCCAGCCATCAAACTGGAACGATGACCACCAGCTAACAGGAACTATTCCTATTGCAAACGGTGGTACTAATGCGACTACAGCGGCAGATGCCTTAACTAATCTTGGGGCTTATCCAGCTTCTAATCCTTCGGGATATGGCACGGGTTCGGTAACTAGCGTTGCGGCTACAGCGGGTACAGGAATTGCCGTTACTGGTAGCCCTATTACCACTAGCGGTACGCTAAATATTACAAATACCGCTCCTGACCAAACCGTTGTTTTAAATGCGGGTACAGGTATATCGACTACTGGTACTTACCCTAACTTTACGATTACCAATACCAGCCCATCAAGCGGTGGTACGGTTACTTCTGTAGCTACTGGAACAGGCTTAACTGGTGGCCCAATAACTACTATCGGCACAATCGCAATTGCTAATACTGGCGTAACTGCTGGAACTTACGGTTCAGCCGCAGTCATTCCTGTTATTCAGGTTAATAGTCAGGGTCAGATCACATCGATTAGCACCCAGCCAACTAACGCGCCCGCATATCAAGGCACATGGAACGCTAATACCAATAGCCCAATCCTAGTATCTAGCGTAGGCACTAATGGTTATTACTATGTTGTTTCTGTAGCTGGCAATACGACTTTAAATGGCGTATCAGGATGGAACGTAGGCGATTGGGCAATATTTGAGAATGGCGTATGGCAAAAGATTGCAGGCTCATCTAGCGAATCGTTTACTAACCTAACAACCACTAACCTAGCTGTAACTGGTTTAACTGGCTATATGTACGCCAATAACACCAGCGGCAACGTAACGGCATCAACGACTATCCCAAATACTGCAATCAGCGGTCTTGGCACAATGTCAACGCAAAATGCCAATGCCGTAGCTATTACAGGCGGCACTATAAATGGCACAAGCATTGGTGCAACCACAGCATCATCAGGAGCATTTACTTATTTATCTACAAGCGGATCTACAAGTACAACTCCTAGTTTAAGTTTTAATGCTTCAAATAGCCCTATTGCTTCAGGCGCATCGATTTCAGGTAGCTATCTACAGTTTATATTGCAGAACAAGTCGGGAACGGCAAGCGCATCTACAAACTATGTTCTTTCTAACGATTTAGGTACGGATAGCACTTATTACGGTGAGTTTGGTATGAACTCATCCGTATATTCCAGCGGTACACCTGCCGATTTCTTTAGCTTGAACAATGGCATTTACTTTTCAGGACACGATGGCGATTTAACCTTCGGTTCAGGTAATGGCTATAAGACCTATTTCGCATGGGGAACTAGCGGTCAATCTGCCCACGTTATCAATGCGTCAGGTGCTATTGGCTTGAATACAAGTATTACAGGCTCTACAAACTTTGGTACGGCAGGTCAGGTTTTAACTTCAGGCGGTAGCGGTGCAACTCCTACATGGACAACCCCTACAACTGGAACTGTCACAAGCGTTACGGGTACAAGCCCTATCGTTTCTAGCGGTGGTAATACCCCTGCTATATCTATTCCAGCCGCTACAACTAGCATCAATGGCTATCTTACAAGCACCGATTGGACTACATTTAATGGTAAGCAAGCCGCATTAGTCAGCGGTACAAACATTAAAACAGTCAACGGAACAACCCTATTAGGTTCAGGCGATTTAGGAACAATTACTTATGCCTATGGCGGTACAGGACAAACTACAGTAACTACTGGCGATTTGCTTTATGGATCGGCCACTAATGTTTGGTCTAAATTGGGCATTGGAAGTACTGGTCAAATTTTACGAGTAGTTTCAGGCGCACCAGCATGGGGTACAGACTACACAGGAACGGTCACATCTGTAAGTGGAACTGGAACTGTCAGCGGAATATCTTTAAGCGGAACAGTTACTTCTAGCGGTAGCTTAACGCTTGGCGGTACATTAGACCTATCTAGCCCACCTGCTATTGGCGGCACAACCCCAGCAGCTATTACTGGAACTACCATTACAGCTACTAAGTTTGTAGGGGTATCAGGCGGCACATTCTAATGTTTGCAACAGCTTTTCAAGTTAATGCGTTTCAAAACAATGCCTTTCAGGTATATGTTGCTCCGACCCCAACTGGTCAAACTGGTGGGGATGGATGGACAAAAGAAGAATGGTTACGGGCGCAAAGACTTACCAAGAAAATTGAGGCTCGCCAACGCCAATTAGAGAAGGCAACTAAAGACGCGAACGCTTCTCGTAAGCAAGCTATTCGCGATTTAGTATCGCCTGTTGCAAAAGTTAAGAGAACTAAAGTACAATCAAAACAAGAGGTTAAAGCTGATATACCGTTAGCTGAAACAGAAGAATTACAACGGTCTATAAGCTACCTTGAAAGACAAAAGGAAAACATCCTTGCGGCAGTAGCTTACAGAAAACAGCAAACTCTTATACAAGAGCATTTGCGAGTATTGGAAGCCAAACGCCTAGAGGAACTAGACGATGAGGAATCCATATTAATACTTCTACATTAAGTGCAGACGCACAATATAGATTAGGTTACGACCACTTACACGCTGGCAGATACGACCAAGGATTTCGATTATTCGAATACCGCTGGCATCCTGACATTATTGGTCAGCAGACAAATGGATATGGCCCTGCGTTAAAAATGCCTGTATGGAGGGGTGAATCCTTATTAGGGAAAACCATTACAGTACAAATGGAGCAAGGTTTCGGTGACATTATTATGTTTGCCCGTTTTTTACCTGCATTAAAAGCTTTGGGCGCAAAACAAGTAACAGTATTACAGGAAAGCACACTTCATCATCTATTAGGTCAGCTAGATTGCGTAGATGTATTCACTAATGACCTAGAAAAAGGCGCAGCAACCGAATCTGACTACTGGATTGGGTCAATGTCACTGCCTTATTACATTAGTTTGTCGCATCCAATGGTTAAGTCCATGTTTCCATTGAATAAAAAGAAGATTATTGGTTCAGAAGGCTATTTTCACGCTCAACCAAGCAATATTCCAACCAAAGTAGGCGTTAATTGGGAAGCATCCAAGCAAATTATGTATTACTTAAAGTCAATTGATGTCCGTGAGATGGAAAAATACACGGGATCAGACTGTTATAGCTTAAATCCTAAGTCAGATGGAATGTTTAACCCATTACCTGACGATGGATGGAAAACAAACTGGGTTAAAACTGCTTCCCACATGAAGGCTTGCAAAGGAATCGTTACTGTAGACACAGGTACGGCTCATCTTGCAGGTGCTTTGGGCGTTAAAACCATTGTTTTGCTACCTAAAGAAGAATTTGTATGCTGGCGGTGGAAGAATGGCCGTTGGTATGACAGTGTAGTTTGTTTAAGACCTAGTGAATATGACCAAATCCCTGACCTAATAAGGAGAATGTAATGGCTTTAGTAAAAGTCAAAGTAACTTGCCACCACTGCAAAGTAGAACACGAAGAATATGATGCAACGCAATACGATGACCGCGAGAAGTATCTAGCTTATTGGAATCTGCCATTTGAAGGCGAAGAAGCTGATAAAGCATGGCAACAAAAGCAAGAAATGACCCGCAGGGAAGCTCCAATGGTGATGTCAGACATTGAAGGTCATATATCTATGGCTGATGGTACTTGGGTATCTAGCCGTTCTAAGCATCGTGAGAACCTAAAACGCAACAATTGTATCGAATTAGGCAACGATGTCCCTATCCAACAGAAAAAGCATGAATTAAGCACTAAAGAAAAAGAACATCTTAAACGCACTATTGCCGAAGTAACCCACGCCAAATTACGATAAGGAGCATTAAATGAGTGAAGAATTAGACCGCAGAGAGATGTTAGAAGCAGCCCTTGAACAAGCCGAAGATGGCACTTTAGAAGCTCCTATCGAAAAGGAAATTGAAGTCAATGACGATCCAATCCAAGCCGAAAACGCAAGAGAAGAAGAATCCGAAGAAAACCGTGACGAAAAAGGTCGTTTCAAATCTAAAACCGAAGAAACCGATAGCCAAGACGATACCGCTGAAGAACCTGAATTGGTGGCAGAAGCTACTGATGAAGCTACAGAAGAAGTAAAGGTTCAACGCCCAACTACATGGAAAAAGGAATATGTAGAAATTTGGGACAAAATGGAAAAAGGCGAACCCCTTAAAAAGGAAGATTTTACCAAGTTTGCTGAATATGCCAACCAACGCGAAGCTGAATATAAGCGTGGTGTATCTGCCTACAAAGCTGAAGCTGACAATGCAAGACAATTAACCCAAGCCATTGGCCCATTTATTCCTGAACTTCAGGCTCAGAATATTCACCCAGTAGCTTGGATTAATAATCTTGGTCGCGCCCATATGATTCTGTCAAAAGCACCGTATCAGGAAAAAGTGCAGATGTTTCATAGACTTGCACAAGATTATGGAATACAATTGAACCAAGATAGTTTACAAATGCCTGAACAGGCGTATGTAGACCCGTATCAACAACAATTAATGCAACAACTTCAAGCTACCCAGCAACAAGTTCAGCAATTGTCAGCGATACGAGATCAAGAAGAAAATGCACGATTGACCTCAGAAATCAGTCGAGTAAGTAGTGACAAGGCGCGGTTTCCGCACTTTGAGATGGTAAGGGAAGATATGGCTCAATTACTTGAGCGAGGTTTAGCCCAAGACCTAGAATCGGCTTATGCAAAAGCTGTGCGTATGAACGATGAAGCTTACAAGCTAGAACAGGACAAACTCCTGAAATCGGCTGGTAATCAAGCATCTAAAGCACAACAAGTAGCAAAAGCTAAAGCAACTGCTGTTAGTCCAAGATCAGCTACTCCTAGCGGTCAGGTGTCTAAGACAGATGCAAAGGATAGACGCTCATTGTTATTGGCTTCTTTAGCTGATGCAGAGAGTGGTCGGGTTTAACTTAATTTAATAAAGGAAATATCATGGCATTTGCTAACTCAGCAATCACCGATATTATCGCTACCACCATTCAAAGTCGTAGCGG